ATGTTTGCCGTTATTTTTGGTCGCCCAGGGTGCCCGTATTGCGTGCGCGCAAAAGAATTAGCAGAAAAATTAAGCAGTGAGCATGACGATTTTAACTTCCGCTACATTGATATCCATGCTGAAGGAATTACCAAAGCAGATCTGGAAAAAACAGTAGGTAAGCCAGTTGAAACCGTTCCGCAGATTTTCGTCGATCAAAAACACATCGGCGGCTGCACGGATTTTGAAGCCTGGGCAAAAGAGAATATGAATCTGTTCGCCTGATAGCTGTTTCTACGCCCTCAGCTTGAGGGCGTCATCAGTTCTTTTTCCGCCGTTGATGCTGATTGAATAAGCTACTGATAAATAAAAAACATAATGCGCCAAGCGCGCACCAAAACACCGCACTAAACAACCACGCCAGCTCTTGCCACAATGAACGCGTCGGCATAAAAACGAACCGCATCAGTAACAGGCAGCACGGCGCCGCCAACATTGCACCAAGAAGGGGTTTGAGTACTTCCCGACGATGGGAAAAAAAGCTTGCTGCAGCACCTGGTAAGATAAAAAACAACAATCCGACCTCAGGATGCCCTGCCGCTCTGAATGCCCCTTTCACGTTCAGCGTTAATGAAAGACACACCACAATAAAGAGCACAAAGCAGCAGACCGCACTCGCCCAACTTTGCTTATGTTTCAATCGTTCCTCCTGACACATTCTCTATCGAACACTCTTTTCGCCCGCAGGCGTCCAGTCAGATAAAGTAACTCGGCATTCCATGCCAAAAACACACCCACACGATTCTTATAGCCGTTGATACGTAATGAGATTAAACTAGCCGCATATATTGTTATGCTGCATTATTCGGGGCTGTGTACGATGCTGTCGCCCCTTAATTTCTGGCAAAAACATTAGCGTAAATTGCCATTTCTTTCAATAGCTTACTAGTAAACAAGAAGTTAGTCTCCGTGAATATAAACGTCGCAGATTTGTTAAATGGGAATTACATCCTGTTATTATTTGTGGTCCTGGCTCTGGGCCTGTGTCTGGGCAAATTACGTCTGGGTTCAGTCCAACTCGGTAATTCCATTGGCGTTTTAGTGGTCTCCCTATTATTAGGTCAGCAGCACTTTAGTATTAACACCGATGCATTAAATCTCGGCTTTATGCTGTTTATTTTTTGCGTCGGCGTCGAAGCCGGCCCCAACTTTTTTTCGATTTTTTTTCGCGATGGGAAAAATTATCTAATGCTTGCCCTGGTAATGGTCGGTAGCGCAATGCTGATCGCCCTGGGGCTGGGTAAGCTATTTGGCTGGGACATCGGCCTGACGGCGGGTATGCTGGCTGGCTCGATGACCTCAACGCCGGTGCTGGTCGGCGCAGGTGACACCTTGCGCCATTCAGGAATGTCAGGAACACAACTTTCAAGCGCTCTCGATAACCTGAGCTTGGGTTACGCCCTCACCTATTTGATTGGTCTGGTCAGTCTGATAGTTGGTGCGCGCTATTTGCCGAAACTTCAGCATCAGGACCTGCAAACCAGCGCCCAACAAATCGCGCGTGAACGGGGCCTGGATACTGATGCCAATCGTAAAGTTTACCTCCCGGTGATTCGCGCCTATCGCGTTGGCCCGGAGCTAGTGGCATGGGCCGATGGTAAAAATCTGCGCGAACTGGGTATTTATCGTCAGACCGGTTGTTACATTGAACGTATCCGTCGCAACGGCATTCTTGCCAACCCGGATGGTGACGCGGTGCTGCAAATGGGCGATGAGATAGCTCTGGTGGGTTATCCGGACGCCCATGCCCGCCTCGATCCCAGCTTCCGTAACGGTAAAGAGGTGTTCGATCGCGATCTGCTCGATATGCGCATCGTCACTGAAGAAATTGTAGTGAAAAACCACAATGCCGTTGGTCGTCGCCTGGCCCAGTTGAAACTGACCGACCACGGTTGTTTCCTGAACCGCGTGATCCGCAGCCAGATTGAAATGCCTATTGATGACAACGTCGTGCTCAATAAAGGTGACGTTTTGCAGGTCAGCGGTGATGCTCGTCGCGTGAAAACTATTGCCGATCGTATCGGCTTCATTTCGATTCACAGTCAGGTGACCGATCTGCTGGCCTTCTGCGCCTTCTTTATCATCGGTCTGATGATCGGGATGATCACCTTCCAGTTCAGTAATTTCAGCTTCGGCATCGGGAATGCGGCTGGACTGCTGTTCGCCGGTATCATGCTGGGCTTCCTGCGAGCCAACCATCCAACGTTTGGCTACATCCCACAGGGTGCACTGAACATGGTGAAAGAGTTTGGTCTGATGGTATTCATGGCTGGCGTCGGTTTAAGCGCAGGCAGTGGCATTGGTAATGGCCTGGGGGCCGTCGGTGGTCAAATGTTGATTGCCGGTCTGGTAGTCAGCCTGGTTCCGGTTGTTATCTGTTTCTTGTTTGGTGCTTACGTATTGCGCATGAACCGCGCCCTGCTGTTTGGTGCCATGATGGGCGCACGTACCTGTGCTCCGGCAATGGAAATCATCAGCGACACCGCACGCAGCAACATCCCTGCGTTAGGCTATGCTGGGAACTACGCGATAGCTAACGTTCTGCTGACATTAGCGGGGACACTCATCGTCATTGTCTGGCCTGGCCTTGGTTAGCGCTGAAATTTACCCTTAAACGAAAATTTTTTGCAGGTAAGCAGAACTTTTCTTCAAGGCGTCAGTCATAACTATTGCCACTGCTTTTCTTTGATGTCCCCAATTTGTGGAGCCCATCAACCCCGCCGTTTTGGTTCAAGGTTGATGGGTTTTTTGTTGTCTGAAATTCATCTCCCTTCCAATCAACCACTTAGATTACTTCTTCTTCATGTGTGGCGACAAAGTGGCGACAGCGCTTTTGTTATGGCGGCGCCAGACGTAAAAAACCCGCCAGCGGCGGGTCAGTATCAGTAAGCAAATTGTTCCTGCATACCTTTGGATGAGGCGGTGCTGCGCTGATTTTTTGAGGACGGCATACTGAGCGCACAAAAGTCTCATGCGTCACGAAGGTATGCCCGCACTCGATGTTAGTGCACTGGTTGTAGCGTTCTTTGGTTTCATTGGAAACCTGGAAGCTGCTTCGGGTATGTGCAGCCTGCCCGCACATAGGACAATTCATCATAATAATCAGCCCTCATTATTAACCAGTTCGCAATAATGATACATCATTGTTCGCAATTTGGAACTAATCATTCCATTGCGAACTCATCTATTTTCACTTCAAGCTCCATGCTGGTCGTAAATCCATTATCCGGGCTGACAGAATGCGTCAGGGTGGTAATGGTCCATTCTGCATCATCGATCGGCTGCTTAAACCCCGTCACCTTCATCGGCATTTCCGTATAGAGATCAGCCCGCCCCTGAGCGAGCTGCAGGGAAAATGAAGCAACTCCGCGCTGCAGGCGTTCCCACTGCATTTTTGCTGCGCGCTCTGCATTGCTCCGGTTGGCGTAGGTACGATTAAGAACCAGCACGTTTTCATCCGTTCCCACCAGATAATCGCCCTGTTTTGCTTCCGGCTCTTTGGGTGTGGTGGTTTTCTTTCGACGACGCTTAACACTGGTTGTCTCTTTTTTCCTGGGTTCACGCGTATGCAACCAGCTGGCAATAACACCGGTATAGGCACCACGATCAGCAAGGGTGAACCGATGACCGTCACCGGCTTTGCGCGTGATGGTGATAACCGGCAGCGGCTTGCCGCTCGCCGTTCTTCCCTGTCCCTGCCGGATAAACAGCAGATTGCTGCGATACCTGCTTTGCCACGCCTTTCATGGCATCTTCCATACTGGCGTAGCTCTTAACTGCAGCCATAACCGGCGCACCCATTGCCAGCCCGGCAGCTGTGGTGGTGGCTCCGGCTCCGGCTATGCGATCCCTTACCTCAAGACTCCTGGAGTATGCCGCACGGGCGGCGTGCATTTTTCGCTGTTGCTCCCCTACACGTCGTAACCTTGCTTCCTGTTCAGAAAGCTGCCTGTTATAACGCATTGTTTCACGGGTAATGCGGGCCGTCGCGCTGGCACCATCACTGGCTGAAATACCGACACGATAAAGCTCTGCACGCACAAGCGCAGTCTGCTGCTGCAGTTTTTTCTGCCGTTCTTCCAGACGCTGAACAGCCAGCTGTTGACGGCCCAGAGCAACAACCTGCCGTTGAGAAGGCGGCCCCATAGCGCCCAGCTCATGACTGAGTAAATTGGCACGCTGGCGGGCATAGTTCAGCCGGTCGCCCAGTTTCTGATTTTCTGCCTGTAGCTTTCGGAAGCTGTCCAGACTGCTCCCGGCCTGATCAAGCTGCTTTATTGCATCGCGGGATTTTTTGACAGCAGCAGCCAGCTCCCTTGAGCTGGCCTGCGCGGATCGAAATGGGCGGGTGAGCTTGTCAACCGCATTCAGGATCACCTGCAGACGCAGGTTATTGTCACTCATCGCTGGCCCCGCTTCTCTGAATCGCTTTGTGCCGCCACTCCAGCACCTCAGTCAGCGGCATAACGTCAGTGATGGACGGCGACCAGTGAAAGATGGTGGCGATATCCGCCACCAGGTCATCAATCGTCAGGCTGTCGGTAAACCGGCAAGCACCGACTTCTTCAACAAAAAAGTTACCACCTCTACCGACAGTGCGGTGAGATCGGCGGGGTCCAGTTCAGCCATTTCCTGTGCGGTCAGCGTCGGGGTGGAAATACGCGGGATCACTGTCATCATGGCCCCCACGTCCATATCCATAATGGCCTGCAGGCGGGTACCGCGCAGCGCACCGGACTGAGGCTTACGCAGCACAATTTCGGTGATTTGGGTTTTACCGCGCATGATGGGCGTATCCAGTTGTACGGTTTTTTCAGTCAGCTTGTCGCTCATGTTCGTTTCCTGTTAATCAGATACTGGCGCAGATCACCGCGCCGTTAAGTTAAATCAGAGGCCAAGGGCGTTACGGTGCGCTTCCATCAGGTCCACGCCGTCAACGATTTCAATCATGTTGACCACATCCACCTCATAGAGCACCTCGCCGTTAATGGTCAGCTTCGCGTAGCTGTTGGTGTTGCTGACTTTGGTGGTGCTACTTTCGCCGGTCTTCCACTCGCCGGAATCCACTTCTTTGTGACGCCCCCGCACAACCAGCTCAACGGCCTGCACTTCGCCGGTATCGTCACGCTGAATAGAGCCGGTAAAACGCAACTGGATACCGTCCACCGTGGCAGCTCCCATCTGTTTGAATAACAGCAGTTCGGTGCCGCCGATTGAAAATTCCGTGTCCAGTGCGCCGTCATCCAGCCCCATATCCACATCCACCGCGCCCGGCATACCGCCACCGCGATACTTCTCAAACTTGCGGGTGAATTTCGGCAGAGTCAGGGACTCAACGATCCCCTGCCAGTTGTTCCCGTCGTTGAACAGGTTCAGGTGTTTTAACTTGCGTGGTAATGCCATGTATCCCCCTTATGCACTGACACGGCTGGCAAAATCGACCAGGTAGCGATCGGTGATGCGCTGGCGCAGCATCAGATTTTCAAGCGGCGGCACCGGCGTGTAGTCGTAGTCGATGGTGAGCTTCCCGGCTTTCAGAGAGTCTTTATCGTTCACTGACTCATCCAGCCAGCAGTCCGCCCCGATGAGGTATCCCTGATTTACCAGGCTGCGTAATTTGGCGCGAATACCTTCGATAATGTCGCGGGCCAGTGACGGATTCACCGTCTTGCAGCCATAGGCAGACAGGTAGGCAAACCCGCGCAGGCTCTGCGCCACACTCATCAGCTCAGTGGCAACCGCCTGCGTGTCGTGCCCCGGCACACCGAGAATGCGCGGCTTAACTTTCAGCTGCGACTGCGCAGAAAGCAGCGCTTTCATCCCCGTTTTCTTACCGTCTGACGTGACGCCACCGATAATATTGGAGGTGGTTTCAGCTTCGGTTTCGCCCTGCGCCACGCGCACAACAACCGTCACGGGTTTTGACTGGTCGGCAATCGCATCCAGCGAACGAGCCAGCGTGCCGGACTCGCCTGCTTTACCGCTGGCCTCCAGCACATCTGTCAGCAGAACCGGCTTATTGAGAGGAAACACGGACGCATCAGCATCATCGCCGGTGCAGACCATACCCACGATAGCAGTGCTTACCGTGGTGAGGGAGCGGGTGCCGTCGTTGACTTCAACAACGCGCACCCCGTGGTGGTAATCCTGAGCCATAGCGGCAAACCTCCTGATTGGAATAGGCTTCGCCCTATGTTGTATTGATTACGTCACGCAGACAGCTGCGCGGCATTGTCCTGTTAATCACACAATGTCGCAGGATATTTGCGGTATAACGTTGAGATCCCCACATCAAAAATTAAAGCAACCCGCTGCCGTGTTTCACCTGCAGCAAGTAACCTGCCAGCCTGTGCCCATTGCTCTGGCGTCAGTTTTGGTCTTCGCCCTCCAATCCTGCCTATAGATGTAGATATAGAGTCATCAATAATTATTTTCATTTAAAAGTACAACAAAGTGTTTTGACATCACACACCTTGTTTTTTATTGACAAAAACCATAAGCTATTAACTAATTCATTGCCTATTGGATATAATAAAAGCAACGAGAGGATTATTTTGAACACACAAAAACAATTCATAGAACAAGAAAAATCATTGGCTATGGATTACGCAAAGGCTTTTGGTATTTTTTTTTGTTTTAACTGGTCACATTGCCAATGAAGTTTTTAATTTTTATAACGCCTACCTATTTCACATGCCATTATTTTTTCTAATTGGCGGAATGTTATACAAAGGAAATAGAACATTATTAAACCTCTCAGTGCATGTAATTAAAAAACAAACACCCTTCATTGTAATTACATACATCATAATTGGCTATATATCAGTCATGATCACATCTAACTATGGAATTAGGATTGGGGATGCTTTTTCATCTGATATATATCAAACAATAAAACTAGCAATAAAATCAAACTTCCATAACAACAAAATATTTTTAACTTGTTGGTTTTTATTCGCATACATATTTGTCAGCATCTTTTCGGCAACGGTTATTCAGTCCACTGAAAAAGTCTTTAAAGATAGGAATCTATCAAGTATCATTCTTATTGTTTTTTGTGTAATAGGCATCGTGATTTCTATAAACCATCTATCACCAGAATATGCTACAACAAGAAATTACAAAATAAATCTTGCATGCCAAATTTTAACAGGAATATCATTCTATATATTAGGGTATATAATAAAAAATGTTATTTATAAAATACTTAATTTTTACATGTTCATAGCGTTAACAACGTTATTATTTATATTCAAAAACTACGGATTATCAACTCAGAGCATTATGTCATGGAGCTATTACCCTGACGGGCTATTAATGACCGTTATTAACGCATTAATCGGAGCATATGCAATATTTTACATTTCGAGTTTACTTGCAAAATGCTCCGATGAGATGAAATTACTTAGAAGCATAGGTCAAAAATCAAGAACCATAATGGCGTATCATTTATTGATTTATGTAATACTGGACATAATGGCGGCTAAGATAGGTATTTATAGTCTAGTCGGAACGGATTCTTATGACAACCATTACATCAGCAACTGGTCGCTACCTATTTATATAGCCGCTGGTTTACTGATCCCCCTCTTACTAAGCCAGGCTAAAGACGCATTATCTAACATGCTGAAGCCAAAGTTATTTTCACTATTAAGGAATATAAAAAACTAGTTTTCTGGTCGTGAGGGCCATTTAATATCAGGTACTTTTTTAGTATCAACGGCCCTCACTTTTTTTATGTATCCCATCCATTTTGCGAGTTTTGATTTATCACTATCATCAATAGTACCCAGCATCAACTCAGTTCTCCAGTCGCAGGTCAAAGTAGCAGCTTCATCCAATAAGGCCTGGCGTATTTTTTCTGCAATCAGAATCTGCTGCTCTACTGTCAATGGCGGTACATTGCACCAAGACGGATGACCATTTTCACCACCACATCTAACCTTATCGACAGGAGTTTCACTCATAAACTCTTCTGCCTCACTATCATCAATTTCTACAACATCATCGGGTAATGAGTTTGCATTTTCATAGGCAGACAACATGGCAGTTGGATAAAAAGAGTTTGTTGTCGCACTATAAAGAAACTTTTTTGTATAAATCATCATATGCACCACGCCTGCCATTGAATGTCAATTGAAGTAGTTCCAGAATTGTAAACCACAAAAGCCTTTTGATTTCCTGTAATTAACTCTACGGAGAAGGTTCCTCCAGCTGCTGAATTAGACCTTTGAGTTGCGACCACAGAAAGAATTTTTGATGGCGGCGCTATCGGTGGAGTACATGTTGAAAGTCCTGGATGAGCGGTAAATAAAGCAGTTTCCAAAAGAAAAGATCCTGACGCATTTGAACTGGGGAAGTAATGAGCGTTAAGGCGACCACCATCAGAACTGTATGTGAATGAGCTCATCTCAGGTAACTGCCCGGTAAAGGAAGATCGTTGCATCCACGCTGTACGGAATAATTTCAGCGCTGCGCACCGTCAGGCGGTCTGCCACCGGGCGAACCTTTTCACTGTTAAGCGCCCGCTCAACCACCGCCAGCAGGTCCGCCCCTGCCGTACCGTCACCCTCGCGGCTCAGTACGGTAAGCACCACCTCAGCCGGTGCGGGACTGGTTGCGCTGGCATCTGCCACCCGCCCGTCGGCACTTCTGGCGTGGAACTCATAGGCTCCCGTCGGCCCTGCAACGGACAGCCCCTCAAATGCTGCAGGAATGCGCTGGCGTAATGCTTCATCACTTTCCATCACTGCGGCGACCGGCGGCACCGCGTCATTATCTGCTGGGACTACCGTCAGGCGCTTCACGTTGCAGTTACCTGCCAGTTGCTCAAGGTCATTTCCCATGGAATAGGCCACCATGGCCGCCTGCGCAGCCTCATTAATTCTCTGACGCAGCAGGATTTCGCGGTAAGTATTCTCCTGCAACAGTTTGGTGACAGGTTCTGACTCCAGCGCTAACGTGCGCATAACAGCCTCCTGTTCATCAGCCGGATGGAGTGCCACAAAGGCGGCCTTGCGTTCTGCCAGCAATGCCTCAAAGTCCGGTACATCCACAATCTGCGGCGGCGGTAGCCGGGAAAGGTCAATGACTGCCATTGTCTGCTCCTGTTGATACGGAAAGGGAAACCGGTGCGCCGTTATTGCCGTGTCCGGTAAGTTCAACCACCATAGAGCCGTAAAAATTGCCGTTGATGGTGATGGAGTCCAGCGTAAGGCGCGGTTCCCAGCGGTTCAGCGCCACATAGACCGCAGACATAATCTGCAAGCGCAGCGCTGGGTTCTGCGGCTGGTCAATCAGGGCAGACAGCAGGGAGCCATATTCACGGCGGGCAAGACGGCTGCCCTGCGGCGTCAGCAGAATATCCCGCACCGACTGGCGCAGATGATCTGTATCTGCAATGGCCTGACCGTCATTCCTGCTCATACCGATATACAACGTCATACCGGACCTCCTGACGTATCGCCGCCGGACTTAACGCCGGTGTGACCGTGTTTATCCACCACGATCCCGTTGGAACTCATCGCGCCACCGCCCTGAGTGACGCCACCATTGATCACCACCTCGCTGTTAATGCGCGTGGTGTCAGCCTCCACCACAAACTCAGCGGTTTTGAGGGTGATATTATCCGCCGCCTCGATCACCATGGATTTGATACCCCGGACATGCCATCGTCCGGTGGCGGGTTCATACTCAAACCAGCCCCCGTCCGGGTACTCCGTCACGCAGCCGTCCACGGAATCCGACGGCGGCGGAAACTGATTGGAGTAGATGGCGGGCAGCACAAAAGCGGTTTCCAGATTGCCGCCCATGCTCAGCACCACCACCTGCTCATCTGGCGACGGGCACCACCATGTGCGGGCACCACCGGCGCGCAACGTCAGCCAGTTAATCCAGTTGGTTTCAAGCTCGCCCACTTTCACCCGGCACAGCCATTTCTTCCGATCCACTTCGGTCACGATGCCGGTGCGGATCAGATTGGTGATAAGGCGCATGATTTCGGTCAGTTGTGCGTTCATGAATGCAAAAGTCGCATATGAAAGATGGTGAATGCACGCAACATCTTTTGTATGATGTGTTGCACAATGAGAAAAGGAATTAGCATGTCCACTTACAAAAACAGAGGACTCCGTAAGAGAGTTCTTGAGTATATTTCCATATTTGGAATGGCCCCTTTTTTAATTCTATTTACACTATTATCAAAAAATGCCATTACGTTATACGCAGCGCTTTTTGCAATAGGTTATTTTTTAATATTTTTAATATGTGAAAGAATAACCAAAAAAGGTCACAATAAAATTTTCAAAGAATTTTTCAATGCCCTTTGGAATTATGAAACTGCTATTGTTTTCTGCTATGGCCTATACTCTTACATTTACAAAACAAATCCTGGCAGTAACATTGCAGATATATTCCTTAAAGAGCTACATCTAAGCTCATGGGCTTTCATCATTAGCGTAATACTACTTACAACAACCGTTTTATTTCGATTTGCATTAAGCGTTACTGATTTACTGGTGCCAATAAGTGAAAATAATATCAAATAAAATTATTATTGAATCATTTTGCTATCCACTCCAACAGAGTTTCCTGTATTAAAAAGATATCAGAATCCTTCAAGCCTAACAGTTGACGTTTTGCGTAGCGGACCTCCTGGCCTTTACGGCTGACACGATCACGCAGGCCGTAGTGGTGAACACGGGCAATGCGCTGCACCTTGCCCTCAAACTGTACGCAGGCAGAGTCGGCACTGGCGGCAGTTTTCAGGTATTTCGTCGTGCGTAGCTTCGCAAACATCTGCCGCTTGATGCGCCCCTTTTTGGTCCGGGCTGTTACTTTACGCGGCTCGTATCCGCTGCCGTCAGGATTGCGCTGAAGCCTGATGTTCTGCTGTTGTGTCCGGCGCAGCTCTTGCGCCAGCTCACGCATCATGCGCTGACGTGCGGCAGGCTCCAGATTTGCCAGCAGTGCTGCCAGCCACTCATCCACTTTATGCAGATTACCGCCAGATCGTCACCGTGGAGGATGCGGTGCGCGGCGGCTGTAACCTGTTCGACCTCGACCAGCTGCGCATGGAGTACAGCCCGGACGAATACCAGAACCTGCTGATGTGCGAATTTATTGACGATCTGGCGTCAGTTTTCCCGCTCAGCGAGCTGCAGGCGTGCATGGTGGACAGCTGGGAAGTCTGGACCGATTTTCAGGCGCTGGCGTTGCGCCCGTTTGGCTGGCGAGAAGTCTGGATCGGTTACGACCCGGCGAAAGGTACGCAGAATGGTGACAGCGCAGGCTGTGTGGTTATGGCACCGCCCACTGTACCGGGCGGAAAGTTTCGCATTCTGGAGCGTCATCAGTGGCGCGGGATGGACTTCCGCGCCCAGGCGGACGCCATCAAGAAACTGACGCAGCAGTACAACGTGACCTATATCGGCATCGACTCGACCGGCGTCGGGCACGGTGTTTATGAGAACGTAAAAGCGTTCTTTCCTGCCGTGCGCGAGTTTGTCTACAACCCCAACGTCAAAAACGCCCTGGTGCTCAAGGCGTACGACATTATCAGCCACCGCCGCCTGGAGTTTGACGCCGGGCATACCGACATTGCGCAGTCCTTTATGGCTATCCGCCGGGCCACAACCGCCAGCGGCAACCGACCTACCTACGAAGCGAGCCGCAGCGAAGAAGCCAGCCATGCAGATTTGGCCTGGGCAACAATGCATGCACTGTTTAACGAACCGCTGCAGGGCGAATCCGCCAATACCAGCAATATTGTGGAGATTTTTTGATGAGCAAACGTAAGAAAAACCGCGCTGCCGCTGAGCACAACGTACAACACAAAAGCGGTGTATCTGCAGAGGCATTCAGCTTTGACGATCCCATTCCGGTACTGGACCGCCGCGAGCTGCTGGATTATGTGGAGTGTGTGCAGATGGATCGCTGGTATGAACCGCCGGTCAGCTTTGACGGGCTGGCGCGAACCTATCGTGCCGCCGTGCATCACAGCTCGCCGATTGCCGTCAAACGCAACATTCTGACCAGCACATTTATCCCGCATCCACTCCTGAGCCAGCAGGCGTTCAGCCGCTTTGTGCAGGACTATCTGGTATTCGGTAACGCCTATCTGGAGAAGCGTACCAACCGGCTCGGCGGTATTCTGTCGCTGGAGCCATCGCTGGCGAAATACACCCGCCGCGGCGTGGATCTGGATACCTACTGGTTTGTGCAATACGGCATGACCACGCAGCCCTACGAGTTTACCAAAGGCAGCATCTTTCACCTGATGGAACCAGATCTGAACCAAGAGATTTACGGTCTGCCGGAGTACCTGTCCGCTATCCCGTCCGCCCTGCTGAACGAGTCCGCCACGCTGTTCCGCCGCAAGTATTACATCAACGGCAGTCATGCGGGTTTCATCATGTACATGACCGATGCGGCGCAGAATCAGGAGGATGTGAACAACATCCGCCAGGCAATGAAAAGCGCCAAAGGACCGGGCAACTTCCGCAACCTATTTATGTACTCACCTAATGGGAAGAAGGACGGCATCCAGATTATCCCGCTGTCAGAAGTGGCTGCTAAGGATGAGTTTTTGAACATCAAGAATGTGAGCCGCGATGACATGATGGCAGCGCACCGCGTTCCGCCGCAGATGATGGGGATTATGCCGAGCAACGTTGGGGGATTTGGGGATGTGGAGAAAGCGAGTAAGGTATTTGTAAGAAATGAATTAATTCCCCTGCAAGCTAAGTTTGAGGAAATTAATCAATTTACCGGAGACGAAATAGTAAAATATAAAAATTATTCTTTTGAGTAAGTGAAGACAAGCCATCCATATAAATATATTGGATGGCTTATTAATTAAGATCCAGCACACAACTCTAAAAAAGAACCTTTGTAATAATAAAGACCAGACTTGTCATTTAACTCTGTAAATAGCTTACAGGCTCTTTCATGACACTCCAATGCACTTTTTTCATTACGACTAACTATAATTGTTTCTTTCTCCTTATTGTCTGCATCCAGAAAACTTTTCAATAAGAATTGAATAATGTAATCTTCTTCAGGGAAAGAATACCCAATAAAAATCAGAACATCTGCTTGTCTAAGTTGACTAGATGATTTAACAAACGCATTTTTGAAGTATTTATCACTATAATTTTGATCATTAGATGGCAATATTATATTCGGACATGAATCTATATTACTTAATGAGTCGTAATCAATTTTAAAGCCATCGTCTTCAGCAACAACCTCAAACCCACCATTTAATTTATAGAGTCCAACTCCGCCTTTTTTAGGACAAGCAACTTCGTTATTAATATGAATAGGGAAACCACGTAATTGAGTTCTAATAGGATTGGAGAATTTCAAAACCTTATCAATAACTATATCATAATTTGTAGTTATAATATCCAAAGAATTAGCACTTTCCAATCTATTAAAAAATCTGATAATGTCATCTTTATGTTTTCTTGCAGCACCCTTGCTATCAAGCTTAAATTCACTCAAAGGAAGTAATCTTACAAATTTATTCTTAATATAATTTTTGACCTGTCGTTCAAAATAGTCCAGCGTCTGTTTATCCAAGTGAGATGGTAAAAGACTAGGGTATCTGCGGTAAACATCAAGATTGTACTTAAAACTCTTAAATACTCCAGCCCTTTCTTTTTCACTAACAGTTTCTGAATGAAGATTCAGGTTAAAAGATTCAAATAAAGAGAAAAATTTAAACTTATCAGAATAATTTTCAGCTTCTTCTTTTGACAGCGAAAAAACTTGATCACTCAGGGGATATTTTTCATCCCAAGCTTTAGAAAAGCCGGCCCCTAAAAAAACACATATTTTCTTACCGTTTAGCTTCAGATGTAAATCATCGAAGGACTCTATCCCCAGAGAGTTATCTTCTTGAGTAACACCATCATAGTCAAAGTCTAATTTATCTGACATTATTTTTCTTTCCCTACCAATCCCAAAAAGGAAGGAAGAACACCAAATTCCCCTCGAAAATACTTAGCCGAAACCTTAGCATCTTTCCTAATTGAAAATTTTGATGCGTTAATAATATTCGACGCTTTTCCTTTATCCTTGATAATGATATTTAATTCATCTCTTCTGAAGCATTCATCCAATAAAGGAATATTATGCGTAGATAATATGAATTGCATATCATTTCGCTCTGAATGATATGTTAAGATACCTTTAATTAAGGTAGTGGCCAGAGAATGATGAATCGATGCATCTACTTCATCAACATAAAGCGTAAACCCACGATCAGTAGTCCAAATAACTGCAGCCATGAATGTTAATATATTCATAGTCCCTTGTGAGAAAAACTCACCTCTCTCACTAGGACCTATGGTTGTAAAACCACCATCAAGATTTTTTATCTTGTAGACAAAGTGATATTTTTTATCACTACCCACAGGAAGAAAATCGACACCATCGATATGAAGGGGCGCCTTTAAAATAAAATCGCCATACAAACCTAACAGTTTCTTAGCATTATCATTAATGGTTACCTTCCCATTATCATCTTTAGTCAGCAGTTCTTCAAACCTTGATTCAAAAAACTCCAACCCTTTATCCAAAAAAACTTCAGGATTATATGGTAATTGAGATATTGCCCATTCTCTAACATTAGTCATTTCTTTGGCTTGCAAAGATTTTGCAAAAGTTATTACTGCGCCAGAATCTTTAATAATTGGTTTTATAAGTGCTTCATGCTTTTTGTAAGCTGATCTTTTAAACTCCAACTCATCTCCATTACGAGTAAAAATACAACTCTCTTTTGCTCCTTTCTTCACTTCTCTTGAGTAAAGATATTCGCTAACAATCTTATCTTCAAAAACAGATATCCCATATCGAAGAAAAGTGTCTTTTTCGTTGTTTACGATAATAACTTCATAAGAGGTCGGACTTAGTCGACTTTTACTATCGAACATATACGGTTTGTGGAGTTCATTCAATGTGTCACGATGTATAGATCGAGCAAAATCATTTATTGCTCTTATTATTTGAGATTTTCCTGCACCATTCCCACCAATAATTGCAGCAAATCGATTAATTCTTAATCCATTGTCTAATAGCATAGTATGATCAAGGTGTTCATCACCAGCGGATGACACAAAACTTAGAGTCTGCTGGTCTCTAAAGCTCTTATAATTCTCTATCGTGAAGGCAATCAGCATCTGAAACCCCTAATTTTGTGAAAAAAATGCAAAACAGACATCGTTAGTGAGTGTAATGCAGACTGAGCTACGCTGTAAATGAAGATGTGAAGTTATCCTTCAATACTGTTCTTACTTTCAACCAAATCTCATACTTAGCGCGCGCTCGTATCCCCGCCACGCCTGCCCGCTTTATGGAGTGGTTTTCATGCAGGTGCATGACGGGCCGGAAAACGCGCCAGTTCTGGCGGCCCCGACCCATTGTGATCCTATTTGGATCATGCGAATCCATGCACCATAGACATGCATTGCCTGCTCAGACCGCAAGGTGCCACATGGGAGGGAGATTCCCACAGTGCAAAATCACTAATGCGTGCTTTCATCTTGCCTTACTCCGTACTCATTTAGCCTGGTAACCAGATCACTCGTCAACTCCGACAGCCAAGAGATCGCCACCTCCTTGTCGTCATCGCTACAATCTGAGCTGGCAACCAGCCGGGCCATAAGTTCTATCCGTTGCAGTGCAAGTGACTCCATGAACAAATCGTTCACAACTCCCTCCCAATATTACTGCTTATATACACAGTACATCATATGTATTTAAAGCTGAAATAGTTTTTTACTCAGCTAACCCTTTGATTAATAGATAGCCTCATTCCAGCCCTCTTAGTACCACTGCCGCCATTTATCATCTTCCTGCAGGCGCTGGTTTCGGTAGAACAAACGCAGCCCGGCCCCAGACGGGATACTGCCGCCGCGCAAAAGCAGATCCACCTCGGTATCACTCGCATCAAATCCCCTAGACCTCAGTTCAGCATCAAGCTGCTGGCGCTGATGATTGCTAATCTGCTGTTTGTAGCCTTTCCGCCGCTTCGGTTTTACCAATCTCAACCGCGCCGTCAGCTCCCGCCGTTCCTTCGCGCTCAGATTATGGAGATCCGCTAGCACCTCCGGCTCGATGGTTTCAGGTAAATCTCCCCCTGTCTGGTTCAAATTTTCAACAGGGGGACAGTTATTGCCACGAGTCCAAGGGGCGCAAGCGCCCTGGTCGGCTGCCGCCTCCTGAACGTCAACGGCCTTACGAACCTTTTTCCACTTCATCGCGTGCGTGCAAATCTTGCCCTCTACAATCGGGGACCAGATGCCATAGATGCGGATACCGTGATCGCCGTAGGCGCTCGGTTCGTCGTTAAGCTCATAAGCCGTGCGGACAAGGTGATGTTTGCGGGGAACCAGTACGCCGCCCTGCTTCATGATGTAGGTGGCAAAGCACCCCGCATCTGCAGCTGCCAGTACCGCATCCAGACGCGGGTTATCCAGTACCGGCGCACCCGCTTTGCGTTCGCCCTGTACTCTCGCCGCCTGACCTGCCAGCAAGCACAGCTCGCGGTATGCCTGACGACCCGGAATACCAAAGAAACGAAATTGCTGGACACGGTGCAGCGACGCCCAGGCGGTGACATGCTCGGCGCTGTCACGCAGTGATCTGCCGGTTTCTTTGCTGATTTCTTTAGCCAGCCCACGCCCGTCGATATTCTTACTGATGTATTTGGCGATGTAGCTGGTCGGCGTTCCCTTGCGCGGATTGATTAGCTCGGACTTGAAGCGCGGTCCGGTATTGGTGCCCAGCTCCTCGCGGTCTTCACGGATGGCAAACTTACGCAGCAGCGCAGTGATGGGGCGACGGTCCTTTTTGCGCATAAAGCACAGAAGATGCCAGTGCACGGTGCCGTCATGGTGCGGCTCTGCAACGCGGATGCCGTACCAGCGCAGCCCGGCCTTGTGCATGGACTTGCGGAAAGCGGCGAATGTATCAACCAGATAGTCACTGCTCTGCCGGACCGTGGCGCTGGTCCATTTCGGATTATGTCTGCCGTTGTTGAGGGTTGCGTGGAAACGTGACGGGCAGGTGATGGTATAGAACACAGCGCAGTCTCCACGCATTTCCGCGATCAGCTCCAGCCCTTTAACACAGGCCATCATTTCATTACGGCGGTGCGCCGGGTTGCTGTTGCTGGCGTTCACCACATCTTCCATATCCAGCGTGTCACCATCTTCGTTGACCAGTTCATGCGAGCGGAAGAACTCCAACGATTTGCGACGCTGCTCGCGTTTGTGTATCACGGCTTCATAACTGACATACGGGGACGCTTTCTTGTTGACCAGACAGACGGCGCGCATCTGCTCCTCCCGCCACTCGCAGCGCATCTGCCACAATTTGCGATACCACCAGTCCGCGCACAGCATGCGCGCCAGCGACGGTGGGATCAGTTCATAAGGCACTGGCTTGCGACGGCGCTTTTTGCGGCGCAACTTCTCAAAGGCAGGCGGGATGACCTCAAGGCGCATGGCTTCTGCAGCAACCCTTTCCCATGCCTGGCGGATTTCTTCTGGTTTAACATCGTCACTGACAAACAGATCACCGCAGGCCGCATCAAGACACATGCTCATATGTGCCGCAACCAGCGTGGATAGGCGCTTGACCTGCTCTTGATTCATTTCAGGCAGTACCAGCAGCCCCTCCAGCCCGTCCTGGCTCGCCATGAACCGGAAAGACGCAGACACCTGGCTGTCACGTACGCGCTCCAGCCGCTCAATACACGGTCTGATAGTTTCGCGCAAATAGCGGGAATACGCTTTCGGACGTCCCAGGGTATTGAAGTATTTAATCCGCTCCAGCAGAGGCTTGCTGATATGGGCAGGCATGGCGCTTACATCGGCAATAATCACCAAATCGGGATTCACGCGCTGCTGTTCGCGGGCCATTTTGGCATGGCTAATCAGCCGATCCTGCTCCATTTCACGCTGGACAGGATCACGGGATTCATTGAAGAAATAACGTTCCCAAACCTTATCACTCAGCGCCTCACGGCGCAGATGCTCCTGCTCGTTATCCGCAGCGTACAGAGTGATGAGGTTTGAAAGCGCAGACTCCGGCGCAACTTCCGCCGGGTCCAGATACGGGTTAACCGCTTTTTTTGGGGCATTCCATGGAAAGGCCGCGGCGTAGCGATCAAGCTTTGACACGTGGCAAACCAAACTTTTTAACGCATTGGTAGAAGGATACTGCATGCCCATACAAAGGCACGGGAGGTACAAATTCAGAAACGGCTATGATTTCGTCTGCAGATTTCTCTTCCCCCATGATTTCCGCAAGGATTGGAAGAACATCTTTCTCATCGACCAAAGAAATAGACATAACTACCCAATTACCACCCGTGATAATGAAATCCCCCACGGGTAATAAGTGAGTCACTTTGGCAAGCGATACATTGCCCGTAAACTCATCCCTCCATTCACGCAAAAGAATAAAATCACCACATTTAAAATTGCGATCGTTCATTCGCAACTCTGCTTTTTTCTCTCCAGCAATAACTGATGCAAAATGTCCCGGTGCAATTTTTAAGTTATGAATGACGCTCATACAGCACCGCCTACGTAATGTTTGCCTTTCAGCTCCGCAATCTCCTGACAAGTGACACAGCACTGCACACCCGGAATGGCACGGCGGCGTTTTGGCGGGATCGGTGCATCACAATCAATGCAGAGAACACGAGAAACGCCCGGCGCTCTGTTGCGGGCGGTGTGGATGTGGCGCTGGCGTTCTTCTTCAACGCGCTGTTGTACAAGGTCCATTGAATCAGCCATCAGTGCCAGTCCCCCCGATATTCAGCTTCGCAACGTGCAGCTTCGCGGCTCAGTAGCTCTGCTGCCTCCACCCCGTTCATTTCCTTCTGCAGAATATGAATCGCCAACGCTTCCATTCGGATTGAAACGGCTAAAGCACGATCCTTGCGCTCATCCATACGCGCCTCAGTAAGCAGCAGATTGAGGCCAGCATCATCTGGTCCGGTTTTGGTGATACGGGTTTCAATATTTCGCATAGTTGTTTCTCCTGAATTTGGGCAATAAGAAGCCCGGCGGGTTTACGCCATTAATTTCTGTTGTGGATTAATTCGGCATGGTTAGCCGTTTTAGAAATAAGCTCACCACTGCACGAAAATGATTCATTGCTTTAATCAGTTCCCGCTTTTCGTCAGTAGTCAGATCACTAATATTGACGCTATGACGTTCTGCCGGAATTTTTGCCATATAAAATATGGCTGCCAGTGCCCTCACATTTTGTTTATTGTTAACGTCCCTTTGGTTGCGCATATCTTCAATGAACCTTTCAAGCTCCGACTCAATATTCAGGCCGAACACTTTTGCACGTAGTTCCGCAATATGGTTCAGTCCGTCCAGGCGTTTACCGGGGCTTAATGGGACAGTCACCACAGCGCCTTCAATAGCCATAAATTCCTCCACAGATCACTTGCTACTCCTTCTCTGATATGATTTTCCGATGCAACGAGATAACTCAGAGGATGTACCAATGTTGAACCTGGTTGAGAAGGAACGGATCGAGCAGCTTGAAAATGAAATTGCGCGACTGCGAGAGGATGTTGAGATGCAACAAATCCTGCTGTCTGGCTTACTACACAGCGTGCTACGAGGAGAATCATCGAATCAGTCAGCATTTTTAAACATCCTTCGTGAAGAATTAAACAAATTACCGCCAGGCTCACTCAAACGTCAGGAATTCACCTACAAACTTCAGGAGCTAATAGAGCGTTACCGATAAGTTTGTTGGCGATACTGTTCAAGAGGTGATGTGCTTTTCCGCATCACTTCCTGAACCCGTTCTCCCCGAAAGAATGTCCCATCTCGCAACGTAAAATAGTAACTACCGTCACCTGATAGAGACGGATAACAACTTGTAAACTCCTCCTCATGAATTGAATATTTTTCGCCTTATGGAAGAACTGGTAAAAAATACCTTCTGTTGCTTGCGCCATGAATTCCCCTTTTTGGTCGTAGAAAGTTCAGCCAGCAGAACATCCTGAGAACGGCACGGATGCCAGCGCTTGCCATCCTTCCCCATAATCCAGCCATGACCGCAGTGCATTGCCGGGCTTTGCCTTACCAACAGTGATGCAAATGAAGGTTCTTTCGTCAGCATAACCACCTCAACTCAGCTCGAACGATGACCAAGGCCCGTCACGGTATCGACCACGCTCGCCATCGCTGGGTTAGCCTGCAACCGTGCCTGCAGAGAAATGGCTGTAAGAGCCATAAGCCGGGTAACGGAATTGACGCTCTCGACAACTTGACGTCGGGTGGTCGCGTTTAACTGAACATCAGAAACCGCACTGGCAGCCACACGTCCGATCTCAGCGGTGGCTTTCAGGACGTACTGAGGCATTTTCTCCCGTGCGACTTCATTGGTGGGCACACACGGCAGGCAATGGATCTGCGCCAGAAATCCATCAACTAGTGTTGAGTCCTCAGTCAGATCGGTTAGCAGCCAGATATCTGGTGCAGTCAGCAGGTGTGGTTGCTCCGGGTTGAGCTTATTACGCAGGGTTTGAACGTTCATACCTGCACGTTCTGCCAGCTTCGCCATGTTGTGGCGTAAAGCGAAAGCCCGGCAGGCTTCATTGAAATGGGGATGTTTTGATATGCGATAGTCAAACATAGTCAGTTGCTCCGTGAAGTCTCAAAATGGAACTAGTTGATAGTCACATTGCAATCTGAGAGTGCATCAACGGTTAAAGCGACGATATTAATCATTACCTTTTCACGCTTCTTATCTTTACGCAGGCGATGAGGAGGCAACCGACCATCTGCAAGCATGTCGTTTATGGTATCAACAGGCAGCCCAGTTAGCTCGCTATAGCGTTCAATTGTGACGTGCGGCGTGTTCAGAGTGATTGAAATATTAGGGGTCATGATGCAACATCTCCTATTGGCTTGTGGTGAGCCGTTTGTAATCGTGACAAGTCCCCAAATGGGGACAAAACAGATACTAGGATCGCATAAGAGATATGCCAACACCAAAGTACCCAAACGAGATCAAGATAAATCCCAATCAGGGTGGAAAAGCTGCGATTGAACGATTGGTAGAGGCGTATGGTTTTACAACACGGCAGGCATTAGCAGATCATCTTGGCGTTTCAAAAAGCACTTTAGCTAATCGATATATGAGAGATACCTTCCCAGCTGATTGGATAATCCAATGTGCATTAGAAACAGATGTTTCACTTCGATGGCTATCCACATCTGAAGGCCCCATGCATTTAGATGCAAGAGCACAAATCACTAGTCTTACCAGAGAGAAAATTAGTGATGGAAAGCTCATTGAGAATGGTTATTTGATTTTTGATTTATCGCTACTGCCAAGTGATCTGAAAAATATCTCAGCTATTGAGCATGACAGCGTAACGTATGTGATTAGAAGAGGTATGGATGAAATCAATGATGGTTTATGGCTGATTGCTATTGACGGTATATTTTCTGTACGCGAATTAATAAGATTACCTAATAACCGAATAATGCTAGAGTCGAAATCAAAAAGAATAGAATGTGATATCAGTGATATTAATATCATTGCTAAGGTAATCATGACCTGTAAATAACCAACTTTTTAAGGGATGAAAAATGATCGTTGGCGTTATTTTGCGAAACTTCAAAAACTTCAAAAATCAGCATTATATTCCACTAACTTTAAATAATAAGTCCTCTTGGCTAATTGGGGAAAATGGGGTTGGTAAAAGTTCAATATTACAAGCATTAGATATTGCTCTCAATAAAACAGATATTAACAGACTTGACATAAATAATGAGGCTCGTAGTCAAGGTTATGACACACGAGAACCATTCATTGTCCCTATTTATTTAATACGAAAAAACAGACTAAAAACAACTGCTGTTTTATACAAAGCATTAGAAATCATCAGCGATATAACATGGCAAATTGAAAGTGAAGACTTTAATACATTACAACGCCCGTTAGCCGAAAAATTCGTTTCACACAGGAGTCAATTAGAATCACAATACTCTTCGGATGATTATCTGTTAATACCTCTTGGAGTAATAAAAGAAACTGCAAATGATATCCCACGCACTTACATGTCAATATTTGAATCTATCGAGGACTATCGCTCACAAATTGATGAACTTGTAACTGAGAATAGCTCACCCAGTCTTAAAAAATATTTTTTCAGAATCACATTACCTAAGTTACTGACTGCTATAAAAGACAACTATAATTATATTTACTTACCAGCAGAAATAACGACATCTGAATATTCAAGGGTAGAAAGTGATTTACTACAGTCCTTGTTAGGAGAAAACCTCCAACAAAAAATCAGCAAAATAATTAAGAAAAAAGACATTACAGAAATAAATAACTACTTAAATAAATTCATTGATCAGTTAACTATAAAGCTTGAAGGTCGTTATCAATTTAAAAAACCAACTCAGCGGCAAAATAACTTTACTCAACGCCATATGATATCTAAAATCATTGAGTCATATTTTAGCGATAAAATATTACATCACATTGATAGCGTTAATAAAGACACCCCTGTACAAAATTTAAGCTCAGGTGAAAAAAGAAAAGCACTATTAGACCTAGCAACCAATTTTTTAAAGCATAACCCACAAAAATCTCAACACTCTACAATTCTTGCTATTGATGAGCCTGAATTATCCTTACATGCAACGTCATGTTTTAGTCAATTTGATAAAATAAAGAAAATCGGCGAACTTGGTATACAAACTCTTTGTACAACTCATTGGTATGGTTTTTTACCTGTCACGGGATCAGGTACAGCCGTATATATATCCCCATCCCAAACACATATCAAAGCACTAGACCTCGAAAATTATAAAGATGAACTAAAAGAACTCACAAAGGAATCGAGAGGATCTTATCTTGATGTGTTAGAAATGAAAAGCAATCACGATCTGGCTCAATCAATTGTTTACTCAATAACATCAGGAAACGACTACAACTGGGTACTATGTGAAGGAAAAACTGATAGAAAATATATTTCCGCTCACTTGGATACCGAAAACATTGAAAAATTGATAGTTTTATCCGTAGGTGGTTCCCCTACTGTCAAAAAAATTTATAACTTACTTGTCATGGCGTTAGAAGACCGTAAAGCAACAATTTCTGGAAAAGTATTGCTACTATTAGATACTGATCATAAATATAGTGCATTTCATGCTGCAGATACCATACCAAGCATAAAGATAAGAAGACTCCTGCTCGATAAAGACATGTCTAATATAAGTCTTGCAAAAGTAACTGATGACCGTGTCTATCCACCTACAGAGATTGAGCAAGCGCTTAATGCTGATTTTTATATAGAGACTCTGAGGATTATTTATAATAAAGGAGAGGCTACTTTCTCATTTATGGAAAATCCACAATTACTGGAATCATCAGTGTCAGGTGGTGCTTTGAACCTTAACATAAAAGAGAAAAAATCTCTTGAGGATTACTTTGAATTACCTGGAAAAAAATATGAGTTCTGTAACACATATTTAGAAGTACTAGCAGATTCAGATGAAATAAAAACTCCAGATTGGTTAATGGATGTAGCAAGTTTTTTCCATGGAGACGATAATGTTTTTTAAGCTGATAACCATACATTGACCACTGGTTAAACACACAGTTAAATTTAGCCCTCAGACATGGGGGCATTTTTTATGGCAGTACGAAAACTCGACACTGGAAAATGGATTTGCGAATGCTATCCCTCCGGACGCAGTGGGCGTCGTGTCCGTAAGCAGTTCGTCACCAAAGGCGAAGCTATAGCTTTTGAGCGTCACACGATGGAAGAAACCGAAGCAAAGTCCTGGCTAGGCGAATCAGTGGATCGTCGAACACTGAAAGACGTGGTTGAGCTATGGTTCAAACTACATGGTAAATCTCTGACAGCTGGGCAGCATGTCTATGACAAATTACTGTTGATGGTTGACGCTCTGGGCAATCCTCTTGCAACCGATCTCACCTCTAAAATGTTTGCTCACTATCGAGATAAACGCCTAAAAGGAGAGATCTACTTCAGCGAGAAATGGAAGAAAGGAGCGAGTCCGGTCACCATTAACCTGGAGCAAAGCTATCTAAGTAGTGTATTTAGCGAACTATCCCGCCTGGGCGAATGGTCATATCCGAATCCACTGGAAAACATGCGAAAATTCACCATCGCAGAAAAAGAGATGGCATGGCTTACCCATGAACAGATTGTTGAATTGCTGGCTGATTGCAAACGTCAGGACCCAATTCTGGCACTGGTAGTCAAGATATGCTTAAGCACAGGCGCACGCTGGCGAGAAGCAATAAATCTTACCCGCTCACAGGTGACCAAATACCGAATTACCTTTGTAAGAACGAAGGGGAAGAAAAACAGAAGCATCCCTATCAGTAAAGAGCTTTACGAAGAGATCATGGCGCTTGATGGGTTCAATTTCTTCACAGACTGCTATTTTCAATTTTTATCCGTGATGGAAAAAACTTCTATTGTGCTCCCTCGCGGTCAACTGACACACGTTCTGCGCCATACGTTTGCGGCACATTTCATGATGTCCGGCGGGAACATCCTTGCGCTGCAAAAAATCCTGGGCCATCACGACATAAAAATGACTATGCGCTATGCTCACCTTGCACCGGATCACCTTGAAACAGCGCTGCGCTTCAATCCGTTAGCTACCTTGCCAAGTGGCGACAAAGTGGCGGCAGCGGTTGGCACTACCCCGTAA